GCCTATTTCCCCCGAACAGCTTGTAGATATTCGGGATGTAAAAATTGATCGTTCACTCCCGACAGAAGAAAGAATCAAATCTTTTGTTGAGCAAATTAAAAATCCGTATCAATTCAAGGTTGGAGACACTGTTGTACGGGTAGCGTTTGCCAATACACAAAACACGATAACCGACAATTTCCTTAATATGATTGCCTCCATGTGAGATAAGTTCTGGAAGAAATTGGCGCTATTTTTCTTAATGACAGCGTGGACTTTCGCTGGTGTTCATGTTATAATAAGTGTGGACAAAATCAGCGAAACTCCGGTTGCTTTACAATAAACAACGGGAGTGGCGAATTATGCAAAAAATATTAGATAAGAAGTATCATGCCGCCATCTACCTAAGGTTATCAAAGGAAGATGGCGACTTTTCTGTTTCTGGTGATAAAAAGGAAAGTAACAGTATTGCAAATCAGCGTAAGTTGATTATGGAATACCTGAAGAAACATCCTGAAATAGTTTCAGTACAAGAATTTTGTGACGATGGTTATACCGGCACAAATTTTGACCGCCCTGAATTTCAGAAAATGATGGGACAGGTTAAAGAGAATAAGATCAACTGTATTATCGTGAAGGACCTCAGCCGTTTCGGGCGTGAGTATATTGGGATGGGCAGATATATTGAGAAGATTTTTCCTGCCCTAAATATCCGGTTCATAGCAATCAATGATAATTACGATTCCGCTATGGCACATGAGGCGGGAAATGAAATCATTATCCCGTTCAAAAATCTAATCAATGATTCTTACAGCAGAGACATATCCATTAAAGTCCGTTCTAATTTGGACATTAAAAGGCGGAACGGTGAATTTGTAGGAACGCATGTGGTTTACGGTTATCAGCGTTCAGAAGAAAATAAAAATCAGCTTGTGATTGACCGTGCGGTTGCTCCGGTTATTCAGAATATTTTTCGGATGAAGTTGGATGGGTTCAGTCCCGAACAAATTGCGGATAAACTGAATCAGAACGGAGTACCTTCGCCATTTGAATATAAGCGTCTTTCCGGCTCTAAGTATAAGACAGGATTTAGACGCCAGGTACAGACACAATGGAGTGCGGTGGCAATTTACCGTATTCTTAAAAATGAGATGTATATGGGTACGTTGGTACAAGGCAAATCATCTACCCCTAACTATAAAGTGAAAAGCCGGACACAAAAGGATGAATCCGAATGGAGCCGTACAGAAAATGCTCACGAGGCGATTATACCGGCGGCTACCTTTGAGCTTGTGCAAAAACTTATGCTTGAGGACAGCAGGAGCCCTTCTGGTGACAGTGCGGTGCATTTGTTTTCGGGCAAGGTTTTCTGTCAGGATTGCAAAAGCTCCATGACACGTAAAAAAACGAGGTCTAACGGTAAAGAGTATGTGTATTTCATTTGTACGGCAAATAAGCAGGATAAAACTGTCTGTAATCCGCACCGGATTACCGAGCAGGCCATATACGATGTAGTGCTGGCTCTGATCCAATCGCAGGTATCGCTCGCGTTGGATTTGGAACTGGCTTTAAAAGAACTGAATGGTATTTCATGGGAAAGGCGTGAGCTGGAGCGAATTCAAAGCAGAATCAGCCGGCAGGAAGAACTTATTGAATACAACATGAAGATGAAAGCCTCAGTATATGATGACTTCAAAAGCGAATTTATCACTTTGGAAGAATATCAGATTTTCAAGGCAGAATTTGATAAGAAAATTGCCGAGGCAAAAGAAACGATTTCCCGTTTGCAGAGCAGCCGAAATCAGGTAAACGCAGGTCTTACAGAACAGCAAAGCTGGCTGGCACAGTTCCGGCAGTATGAAAATATCCAGGAATTGAATCGAAGGGTCGTTGTCAGTTTTGTGGAACGCATTGAAATTTCTTTGAATAAAGAAGTATGCGTTACCCTAAACAATGCAGACCAATTCCAGGCCATTATAGATTTCCTTAACGAATTTCAGGAAAAGGAAAGCGCAAAGAAGATTGTTTCCTTAGTAAAGGAGGTGGGTTAAATGGCAAGACCTGCAAAACGGCGAGGTAAAAGCTGTTCAGCATGAGGTTCCGTCAGAGATATATAAGGCAGCGATATATACCCGACTCTCTCGTGAGGACAATCTGGATCAGTCTGATTCTATTGAGAACCAGATTGCTTTATTGGAAGATTATATCTCCGGTCGTCCTTATCTGCATAAAGTAGGCGTTTATATAGATAACGGTTTTACTGGTACGAACTTTGACAGACCGGAATGGCAGCGGCTTATGGAAGATGTCAAGACCGGTACCATTAACTGTATTGTTGTAAGAGACCTTTCAAGACTTGGCCGAAACTATATTGAGACTGGAGACTTTCTCGAAAAAATCTGTCCTTTTTTGGGGATTCGTTTTATTGCGGTAAATGACAATTTCGACACGGAAACGGTTGAAGCGAATGGAGCATTGTCTGTGTCGCTTTCCAATATTATCAATGATTACTATGCGAAAGACATTTCCCGCAAAGTATCTTCTGCTTTGAAAAGCAAGATGGAGAATGGAGATTATATTGGGAAGTGGGAAAAATATGGGTATCTGAAATCCCCGGACAATAAAAATCAACTGATTGTGAATCCTGAAACGGCCCCTATTGTTCAACTGATTTTTCAATGGCGCAGCGAAGGCATGAGCTATATGGGAATCAATAAGAAACTGAATGATATGGGGATTCCATCACCCGGCCAGTATAAGGCGAACAGGGGAATTGTTACCAACAATAACCAGAAGCCGCGGACGATTCTCTGGAATAAGCACATGGTTACAGAAATTCTAAACGATATGGTTTATCTGGGACATTTGGCGCAGCGAAAAGGAACGCAATGCCTGTATGCAGGTGTTCCGTACACACGTACTGATGAAACGGACTGGATCATTGTCGAACATACCCATGAGGCAATCATCGAACAGGATTTGTTTGATAAAGTACAGCAGATCAACGCTGCGGCGTCTGCAAAGGCAAAGGCGAATAGCGGAAAATACGACCATTTGCCAAAAGCTGTGAATATCTATGGAAAAAAGTTTACCTGTGCAGATTGCGGCGCTGTTATGAAATTGGTTCGGTCATTCAGTACCAAAAAGGATAAGGTATATTTTACCTTTAAGTGTCCGACCTATGCCGAGCATGGAACCAGAGCGTGCAATGCGAAAAAAATGCGAAAGGCTGATTTGGACGATGTAGTTTTGACGGCAATAAAAAAACAGCTTGAAGTTTTTTTGGATATGCAGGAGGTCCTTCATCAGCTTCTTTCAGTTAAAAAGGCCATGAACCGGCAATCCGGCCACATAGATGAATGTAAGTCTCTCAGGGCAAAGATAGAACACAAAAAAGCTCTTTTCAGCGGTATGTACCGTGACTTAAGAGAAGGGCTTTTGTCTCAGGAAGATTATGCGCAGACCCGTGAGGTCCTTCTGAAAGAAATTACTCAGTTAGAAAAACAGTTGGGTGAATTGGAGGCAACACTGAATCAAAATGCAGAACACATAAGGGGAGAAAAGAAATGGGCTGCACTTGCTAAAAAATATTATGATGCTCAGGAAATCACCGCAGAAATGGTTGACGCAATGATTCTTTCCATGAAAATGAACGAGGACAGCTCTCTTGACATCAAGTTTAATTATATGGATGAATTTAAGGCAATCATGGATAAGGTAGAAACACTAAGGAAGGAGGTTGCATGACATGAAGAAATGTATCGGGATTTATCTGCGTTTGTCGCAGGAAGATGTGGATAAAAGAACCAACATGGCAAAGGATCAGAGCAACAGTATTGTTGCACAGCGGCAGATTATTCAGCGTCATATAGCCTCCACCCCTTCCCTGACAGCATTTGAGCAGATGGAGTTTTGCGACGACGGTTTTTCGGGAACCAATTTTGAAAGACCGGATTTTCAGAGAATGATTGCTCTGATCCGTGAGGGGAAAATCGGCTGCGTTATTGTGAAGGACCTTTCGCGTTTTGGACGTGATTATCTGGAAGTCGGTAATTACCTGGAGCATATTTTCCCGTTTCTTGGCGTTAGAATGGTGTCGGTAAACGATCACTATGACAGCGACAACTACTTAGGGAATACGGCGGGTATGGATGTGGCTTTTCGTAATTTGATATATGACTATTACA